TTAATTTCTGGATTGTATAAATTCTCGCTGTAGATCAACTGTCATTTGCAGTTCTTCACATTTCTTGTGCAAAACACTGTTTTCAGTTTGCAACCAGTTAACTTGAGCACTTTTCTGCACAATCACAGCGCGCTGTTCTTCCAGTTGGCGGATTAACTCCGCCTCATTGAACATTGTCATGCTGCCTCCGTCCTTACAACCGGAACAGAGCAGCCTGGTAGCAACTGCACCGACGGGCCTTCGCACTGATTGCCCCATACGTCGAAACCATGTGACGACTGGCGGGCGAATAGCTCAATGCGCGGAACATCGCCTAGCAACTGCACCAGTTTTTCGCGGATGATGTCAGGCTTGCGCGAGTTTTCCATGCGCGGCGCCGTGACGTGCTGGCAGATTGACGCATCCATGCGGGCCGGTAGTTTCCCACGCACCGCAAACAGGCAGTCTTCGCTGTTCGCCCTTGTCATGTGGCCCATGCCGATCGCGCTGTTACCTTTGTGCTTATTCGTCTTGTGCCAGGTGAATCCCTTCATGGTCATCAGCTTGAAGCCCCACGATTCGACCACTTTCAACGCCTCAACCGGCTGAGTAGGAACCCACCACATTGCCAGTAGGCAATCGTCGGCGGCAAGATCCCACACTGGCAGGCGACAGATATCCAGCACGTTCATAACCGGATATTTAAATCCGGCGCCGCGCTCGCCGTCGGCTGCTTTGTCGCGGTATGTCCATGGAGGATCAGCATAAATCAGAGTGTATTTACCGGTCATGCCGCCACCTTCTTGCTGTTCATCAGCTCAGCAATGCGCTGAGCTTTTAATGGGTTCTGAATAACCTGGCCGCCGGGTGCCAACCACCCGCGGCGCAGAGTTGAATAAACTAGCGTGATGCTGCCGACGCTGATATTGTCGTGCGGATTAGTCATACACCACCCCGCGACATCCGATCCCTGCGTATTCGCCACGGCGCAGGCCGTTACCTTTTGATATGCACTGATCACGGCGTATCGCTATTCTGGCGCGCTCCACTTCACCGACCGCTACATCCATACACAGCAACCAGAGTCGGGCTGCAATGCGGTACTGGCCTTTCGATTCACGCTCAACAGCGCGCTTTTCTACCTCTATCGCCGCCGGAGTAACGGCGACAACCTTTGAAGCCTGACGCTGAGACACATAGTTCAGGTGATACTTTTCAAGACGGGTTAATTTGCTCATCGGATCCAGCCTTCTCTGAAAATTACCGCCAGCAGATACAGCCAGGCGGAAACGGAGGTCAGGAATAAGTACCATCCTGACCATTTTTCCCAGTGCCTGATCAGCGCTGTCATGCGGCGTTACTTACTGGGCGGTAAACGCGCTGATCAACCGGCGGCTTTTTTCCGGTGAACTCTGCGGGGCTGGTGGCCTGACGTTCATCAAGCCAGTTCTCAACCTCTTCAGCGTTCCATGCACAACGCTTATCAGTGATCCAGAAGCGCTGTGGGAACTCGCCATTGCGCTCCATGCGGTCAATGGTGCTCATAGATACCGGCACCACTGCCATCAGTTCCTTTTTGCCAAATGCTCTTTTCATAATTACCTCTCTTGCATTTGCGACGCGCGTGGCGCCGCAGTGGTGGTTACATCGGTACTTCGTTCAGTTCGTCGCAGCGGATGGTGTAAACGTCGGTTGCTTTTGCCAGCAGGTCATCATCACCTGCCAGTTTCTGAGCAACGTATTTGTACGCTTTGTCCAGGTCGGCCTGAGTGTTGTAATTCATCGCCACGCCGGAAAATGCGTGCAGAATTTCTTCAGGGCCGCGATCGTCTTTGTGCTGCTGACGATCTTCCTGCTTCTGCTCAGGCTTTGAGTTGATCAGGCTGTTCATGCCCTGAGCCGTTGCCGCAGGTGGCGTGATGTCGCGCTCAACACGCGGTGTTGTCTCCTGCAGTTCGTCTGGTGTATAGACACCAAGAAGAACATCAGGGGCATGCAGGCGCGCCCAGCGCTTAACGCACAGATAAGCAAGCTGCTGACGTGGATCCTGTTCCCACAGTGGAGAGTTACGGACACCGGCCTGAGCCATGCTAATGGTAAGCTCACGCGGCTCTGATTCGCCTTTCAGCACTGCCGATACTGTTACAGTCAGTGATGGAGATTTGTCGCTCTTGCCATTCACCTTTGACCAGTCGCCATCCCAGCGGTAATTCAGGCGGGTTGAAAGCAGGTTTGAAGACGAAACTACGGCGTTAACCAGTTGTGCTTCATAGCCAAGAGTGCCGTTTACAACGTGCGTCTTCTGGGCCACAGCAAACGGGTTCATGCCCCACTGCGCCGCCTGCATGGTCACAGCCAGGCAGTCAGCAGGCTTTCCTGCCAGGTGCGCCGGAACTGTGGCCTTACTGTCAGCCATCAGGGTTGCGAAACGCACCAGGCGGTCCATACCTTCCGGGCTGAAGATGGCTGCAGCGGTGCCCACGGTGGCGCCAGGCTGCGATGTGATTGTGATGTCGTTGCTCATACGTACATATCCTGTTTGCGTGCCCACTCAGGGCGTTTAATAATTTCCACGCCGCCCCATTCATCGCTGATTCGGCATTCGTGATAGGTGTTCAGATCCCGGCGGAATAACTGGTGACCGGCGTCAACGTCAGGCGCATCCAGCTCGAACACGCGGACGGGGTATCGACCGCAGTCGATGGTTTCGCTCACAGCCAGGAAGAAGAATCCGTGTGGCTGCCCGGTTACTTTCAGTGCGCCTTCGCGGTACATGGCGTCCTGGACGTGATAGCGGAATTCCTCGATGTGACGCGCAAAGCGATCCATGTCGGCAACCTTTTTCACGTCGACGATCACGTTGTGTTCATTCAGCCATTTATCCGGACGGATCCGGCACAGTTCGGCAGTCTCATCGTCATTCCAGTACATCGATGCTTCACAGTGGCCTGGTGCTTCCAGCATCCAGCGCGCCGCCGGGTGGGCCATTGCGCTGTCGCGCATCAGTTTCAGCTTCCGGCCCTGTTCGGCATCCATGACAGTCATGCCCATGCCAGCAACGTCTTTCATGAACGCTTCTTCATCGGCTTTACCCTGATTGGTGCGGCGGTTGAACTGTGGCGCCACGATGAAACGTTTATCGAATTCCTCCGGCTCCAGCAGCAGGCAGTGCAGAGCAGTACCCATGTCCAGCGCGGATTTCTTCTCTTCATCTTCCGGAGCAGCCTTCACCCATTTCAGAAGGGCGGGGTTCTTGGCCACCATATCCAGTTGTGACTTACTCACGCCGTCACCGGCGTGGTAGTCCTCGTTGCTGATGTCGAAATAGATGCCGGTATTCATGCCGTATTCCTTTTGCTGTCGATCTGGTCAGCAAGGTCAAGACGTGCGATGACGCCAGTCAATTCACGTTTGAATGACGACATAAGCTCTTCGAAATCATCACTTTCAAATGCCGCCTCCAGAACTTCATAGCGAACACCGGCACGGAGAATGGCGCGTTTGAATGACTCTTCCATTTCGCAACCAGCGACTGCTTCGATCAGCTCAACGTGGCGGTCATACAGTTCTGATGACAGCTGGTAGTCGCTGCTGAACTGAGCGGCTATTTTTTTCAGGTTATTGAATTGCTGAATGTGCATAGCCACCTCAGTAGTTGATGGTTGTTGCCGGAACTTTCCCGCGAGCGATAGCGACTACGCAGGCTTTGGCCCAGTCTTCTGGAATGCCCTGCTCGATCAGAGCCTGAACAGCAGAGGCATTAATAGCGCGACGATGCTCTACATCAGCGGCGCGCGCTGCAGCTTCATCAGCGATTCGCTTCTCTTCAGCCAGGCGAGCAGCCTCTTTTGCTTCGGCTTTGCGTTGTTCGGCTGCGATAGCTTCCTGCTTTTCGCGCTCGGCACGATCAGCGGCTTCCTTCTTCTCTGCTTCAGCTTTTTGCTCTGCGGCAATACGGTCACGCTCTGCTTGCTCAGCCTTGAACTTTAATTCAGCCTCGCGACGTGCAGATTCAGCGCGTTCGCGTTCGATTTTCTCTTCAGCTTCACGCTTGGCCTTTTCTTCTGCCTGGCGCTTCAACTCTTCTTCATGAGCAATGCGCTGGCGTTCTGCTTCTTCTGCTTTCGCCTTCGCTTCGCGGTCGAATGCGTCATTCATCAGCAATGCCATTTCGTGATCTGCTTCGAACTTGGCCGCCAGCTCCTGGTCGAACTTAATGTTCATCTCCAGCGCTTCGACGTGCATCGCGTTCATGGCTTCTTCTGCCTTGATGCGTTCTTGTTCTGCTTCCCATTCGGTAAGCGGGCGGCGAACTTCATCGCGCATCTCATCGCAAGCTGATACAAATCGACGAAGTTCAGCCTCAGCAGGTTTGACGGCTTCTTTCAGATGACGAAGGTAATCGCGGCCAGGCTTTTCAACTGCTGTTTTACTGCGAGAAACCTGTGCTGCCAGAGATGCAATGCGGGCACGACCTTTGGCAGTACTCAGGTCAGGAACTTCCTTAACGCTTTCGCGGATCTGTTCGAGGAACTTTTCCAGACCGTTTTCTACGTAAATACTTGGCGCCATGTCCGGCGCAATTTCGATAATTGCTAATTCGCTCACTTGCTCACCCCCATATCCATTTCTGTTTTTACCGCCAGCTTGCTGACGAATACCCAGTTCATTGCTTCACCCAGCGTGCGGAACTTCCAGCTCATCAGCCCGCAAGCTGTAACGCAGTACCAACCGTTGATGATTTTCCACTGCATACAAACCTCGCTATTACCATTTTGGTAATACTAGTAGATACAGGAAAGCCACGAAGTGGTGGTTTCTGCCTGAGCAATGCGCTCTTGTATTACCTTTTAGGTAATAATCAGATCAAAAAGCGATTGTGTCAATAGGTATGACGAGAAAAAATTACCATTTTGGTAATTGAGTGAGGCGTGAGCCTACCGCCATTGGGCAGGTAAAGCGTCAGAATGGCGGGGGATTACTTGCTTTTGTTCTGCTCAAACACGAAGTTGATGAATGAGGTGATCTTGTTTTTCTCTTCCTGTGGCAGGGCTGCATACATCCGGTGGTCATAGTCGATAACACCAGGTGAGCCGACGGGAATAATCATCTCGTATGCTTCATGCCCGAACGCGCGCGCCAGGGAGGAAAGAACTCCGATAGTTGTGCTGACTTCCGCTTTCATAATCCGGTTAACGGTGGCCGGGCCAATGCCAGCTGCAACAGCAACTTTCTTTTCGGATGTCATTTCACTGTTCTTTCTCATCCAGGCATTGAGCGTGGCGGCGGCCTGCTTCTCTACAGTCCATTCTCCATCTTCAGTGGCCGGAATAAAGATATCATCCTGTACTGCGTCCAGTTCGTGATCGACATCAAGCCAGAACTTTTCTTTGCGGGCTGCTTCTTCGATGATACGCGCGGCATTAGGTCCGATATTTTTGATACCAGTACACCACCTGTTTACCAGGTTCTGCGAACGCTTTACCCGTTCTGCAAAGCGTAACTGGGTATCATCGAAATCCCTGCGAATGATTTCGTTAAGGTTTTTGCGTCTTATGTCATAAATACTTTTCATAGCTATTGTATTTGCCCATTTATTATTACCTAACCTTCTAAATTTAAATGAATATTACCATAAAGGTAAAGTTACCATAATGGTAATAATCATTGATTTTTTCACCAGAAAGGTAATAATTCAGATATGAATAGACAGGCTGAGATAAGCAAAATATGAGTGACGAAAAAAAATTTGATTTCAAAAAGCACTGGCTGGGGCTGTCTCCTGATGAGCGTGAAGCATTTGCAGTTGAAGCCGGTACCACCAGTCATTACATCCAGACGCACCTGACCGGTCGCCGTAAGATGCCGGGTAAGCGTCTGATGGAAGGTCTTTTTAAAGCGTGTCGCTCCCGCGAATGGACAAAGTCTAAACCTGAATTAGTGCTCTTCTTCTACGACCGATAATCCCTCTGAACCCATCAATGCCGTCATACCATGGCGGCTCCTTCCTGCATAAAACACCTTTACGGTAATAAAAAACCATATACGGTTGATATTTTTTTCTTCCTGCATCAAAATCATCGTAATAGTAAACGTTAATGGAGTTGTGCAATGGAGATTATTACTCGCCTTGATGCTGCAAAGGCAGGTCTTAAGCGTTATTACACCGGAAAACAGTGTAAGCATGGTCATGACAGTGAGCGCTACGTTTACAACGGGCACTGCGTTACATGCGCCATCAATACAAGCCTGCGCCGCCAGGCAGAAATAAAGCAGCTCATGGCTGAAGCCAGCCTGCAACATTCAAGCTGACGACAGGTATTTACCATGAGCAGACACGCAACAGAGTGGGCATGGAAAACAAATCCAGGCAGCTCATCACTGAAACTCATCCTGCTCTCGATGGCTGATCGAGCCGATGAATATAACCTGTGTTATCCAAGCATCGAACGACTCGTTACCGACACAAGCCTGAATAAAAAAACTGTTCAGGCAGGGCTGATTTCGCTCATCGGTATGGGGTTAATTTCAGATACAGGAGAAAGAAAAGGGGCAACAAGAAGGGTCCGAGTTTTCTCTTTAAACATACCCAAAAACGGTAATGTTACCAAAATTGGGAATATACCCAAAAACGGGAAGTTGAATGATCCCAAAAACGGGAAGTTGAATGATCCCAAAAACGGGATGCAGAACCTATCAGTTAATCAGTCATATAACCAAGAGAAGGAGAGGGGCGATAAAACTGGGGGGTTAGTGCCTCAGAGGACTGACGCCAACAACGTCGTGATTAACAACTTTGTCCCTCCTGGTGGACTGGGGCAATTCGGGAAATTTGTCATGCATGAGCACTGGTCACCATCGGATGATTTTCTCCGGGTGTCATCTCTGCAGGGCATTAACCTGGATTGTCAGCCAACACCACAGGAGCTTGCAGAGTTCAGGGTTTACTGGATGGCCGAGGGTAAGGCTTTCCACCATGCGCAATGGGAGCAAAAACTTGCCAGACGCCTGCAGATCAGCAGACAGAACAAACTGACCTCACCTGAAAACAACGTACCGCACTGGAACAGTCCAGAGGCGTGGGAGGATTTCCTGTGAATAACGTATTTACCGCCATCCAGAACCGAGACGGTGAGGCTATGGCCCAATTAACCGGATCAGACCGTCAGTATGCAGGTAGTGACAACGTTGTGAACATCACGGCAGAGCGCCTTGTAGATGCCCTGTTTAAACAGCTTAAGCAGCTATTCCCGGCAGCAGAACAGACCAACCTGAAGACTCCCGCACAGGAGACAGCGGCAAAACAGCAGTGGATCGCGGCATTTGCAGAAGGTGGAGTGCGTACCCGTGAGCAGGTATCGGCAGGAATGCGCCATGCCCGCGCCAGTGAATCACCGTTCTGGCCTTCTCCCGGGCAATTCATCAAGTGGTGCAAAGACAGCAAGATGGTGCTGGGAATCAGCATCGAAGACGTGATGGGAGAATTTCATCGTTACGCCAAAGAGAAAAGTCTCCAGCCGGGTGGGCCAGAGCGCTTCCCGTGGCGCCACCCGGTCATGTACTGGATTGTGTGCGATACCCGCAGGGCGATGTATCAGCGCCAACTGAGTGAGGCTGAAGTTGAGAAGCATGCGCGAAAGCTGCTTGATGAATGGTCGGCAAAAGTGGCATCCGGTCACCAGATTCCAGATCCAATACTCAGCATACAGGCCAAGCCAGAACCAATGAGCACACCACCAACAAGCTCAGGTAACGCCTACCATCCACCAGGGCGAAGTTTCGGATGCATGCCGAACGCAGCCACCCTGGGAGGGATAACACCGGCACAGTGGCTTATGGAGGAATACAGGCGAGGGAAGGCAGCAGGACTCATCAAGTAATACCGGCGCAGTAGCGCATTTTTTTACATCTGGTGAATTACCAAAAAGGTAATAAAATATGCGCATTGCTATTGAAATTAACTCATTTGTGGTTTTAAATTACCTGAGAGGTAAATCATGAAAAGGCAGTTGCAGGCGCTAGGAAGGCTCAAGACAGGCCAGATGAATAAAACCGAATCGGCTTATTGCCAGCACCTTGAGCTGCGTAAGTACACAGGGGAAATCGCCTGGTACCGGTTCGAAGGTATCAAGCTGCGCCTGGCTGATAACACGTTCTACACGCCGGACTTCGCAGTGATGCTCACCAGCGGTGAGATGGAACTGCACGAGGTGAAAGGTTTCTGGACCGACGACGCCAGGGTGAAAACCAAAGTCGCAGCAGACCAGTACCCGTTTCGCATCATCGGGGTAACGGTTAAGCCAAAGAAAGCGGGTGGCGGATGGAGCATCGAAGAATTCTAAATCGATGATCCTTTTAGTTATCAAGCTAATCAATAACTTATACGGGTAAGCGAGGGTAATAATGGGAAGCAATATCATTGAGTTAGCGAAGTTAGGACATGAGCGCGCGGCTGAACTGAAAGCGTCATGCGGTGCTGTCGATGTGCGCAGCCTGGCGCAACTGATTAGCGATCTGGCTACGCAGCTTGAAGTGCAACTGGTGAGAGGTAACGAGCAGGCAGTACAGCTCGCTAATGCCGAGAGCAAGTGCAGGGAGCTGACGGCGGAGAATGTCACGCTTAATGACAAAATGAATAAGCTCGCAACGTGGCCTGGTATCGAGTTCTATTCGTCGTCTTGGGAGTTCTGCAACCTTGACGGAAACGATGCGCTTGAGTTCATGTGCGATGTCCAAACCCCATCCACCGACGCTTTCCTGGCTGAAGTGCGGGCGCAGGGTGTGGATGCTGCAATCGAGCACCTGAACAAGAAATTCGCAGGCACTGGCCACATCGGTGTTCCGGTAATGTCTCTGGAATGGTTAGCGCAGGAACTTCGCAAAGGAGCCGCGCTATGAGTATTGTCGACGATTCACATCTGACCGACGAAGTGGTTAATGCCGCTTTCGAAGGTACCAATTTCGGGCGTACAGACTTTCGCACCATCCTGGCAGAAACAGTCATGAAGCGGGCATCTGGTTATCACTCAGGCTATACGGCAACGACTATCTGCATGAACCTCGGACTGCTTAGCAAGAAGAATCAGGGCGCAACCAAGCTTGGCATGACGTTCGCTTTTCATCACTACTACAAGCCATGTGTTCGTGAAGCACTTATGCCAGACAACAACTTGGAAATCTGGAAAAAACTCGGAGAGCAGGAGGCAGCCCAATGACAGCACTCAACAAACAGGCACACAAAACTGAAAACGAGCGCATGGCTCAGTCTCTTGCAGAAAGAAATGGCGAACCAGTTGAAGGTTTGCGCCAGCGCATTTCAGAGCTTGAAGAAATCTCCACTGACTACGGAATGAAGTTCCAGAAAGCTCAGGATGCTTTAAAACATCAGGCTCTGCTGCATAAATCTCAGTTGGAAGCCGCAGAGAACAACCTCATTGATAGCGAATGTCATGTTGCTGAACTGGAAGAGTCGCTGCGTGATAAGCAGGCGTTACTTGAAGCCGCAGAGAAGCGCATAACTGACTATCACACAGTGCTTAACAATCTCGCCGCCGTCGCCCGTCGCTATCTGCCAGATTATGACGAGCATCCTGATATTCAGGCCGCTGACGACTTGTTAGAAAGCGCCGCTGGCATTGGCGTGAAGGGGGAGTGAATGCAGATTTCACCAATCACCTTAAAAGTTGCCAAAGAATTTGTGGCGAAACATCACCGTCACAACAAACCGCCAACAGGACATAAATTTAGTATCGGTCTGAAAAATTCTGATGGTGAATTGATTGGCGTAGCTACCGCAGGAAGACCAATAGCCAGGAATTTCGATGATGGCCTTACTCTGGAGGTTAACCGTACTTGCACAACTGGAGAGCGCAACGCTAACAGCGCTCTTTACGGGGCTATATGGCGGGCAGCGAAGGCAATGGGATACGTTCGCTGCATCACCTACACCCAGGCTAATGAATCAGGAGCATCTCTGCGTGCTGCTGGATTTGTTCAGGTTAAGGAGCTTCCGGCAAGAAAGGGGTGGGCTGCTTCAAGCGTTGCGCTGAAAGACAAGCGAGACCCGATAGGCAATGGCGGTGTTGCTCGGGTTCTTTGGGAAATCAGGAGGGGTATATGAATAAGGTTACCAATGAGCAGTTAGATAGCCTGATTAAGTCAGCGGTAAATTCTTCTGGTCCATTGCCTCATGACGAGAAATTCTCACAGATAATTTCAGCATTACGAGAATTGCGTACTCATCGTAATTTAATTAACGAACGGGGAAATTTCTCTAAATCAACTAACAACCACCCGGCGCACGGTCCTGTATCACTCGATCGCCTGCACCAGATAAGCGAAATACTCAGCAAAGTAGCAGCACAAAGCGACGGCGGTAATCTCGGCTACGCAATGGCTGATGCAGTGAAGGCTATCGACGAGTTGCTGTCGGTGCGGAAGATGGCAGCGAAGGAAGCGGTGTATCAGGTATTAGACGATGGAAGTTGGACTGATTACAGCAAACAGCAACTGGAAGGCTTGCTTGAATCGAAACCGTCCACACTTTTCCGAGTTGTCTACCCATCTCCAAGTTTAACGCAGCCAGTGTTAGTGGATGAGGATGATAATTTCTATTCATGGCTCGGTAGGGAATGGGAGAAATACTATCAACCGAATAATTATTCTTTATCAGCAAAGAAACACCTAGGGGCAATTGCTGAATCTGCATGGTTTGCATGCCGCTCCGCCATGCTTCAGGCTAGCAACTTTCGGGAAATCCCAAATTCGTCAACCAACAATTGTCGGGAAATCTCGGAAACGTCAACCAATGAGCATGAAATCGAGACTCATACGCTGCTTAAAAGCATCGAAGGCATGGAAGTATCTGTAGACGTCAGCACCTGTGATGCAGATGCCGGTCATCGTTATTTCGGCACTGTAACTGAAATATCTGAACTGGACACGGCAAAGAATGGCTACATCCTGTTGGTTCAGGATGCGAAGCCAAACTTCAAACCGGCTGGCAACTCTCCGGTAGCTCAGGATGGTTGGATTCCGGTAAGCGAGCGGATGCCCGAAAATAAACCGGGTAGCTACGAGTACATTGTGTTTGAGTCGTTAAATAATCGCGCTCATCACGATTACTGGAATGTTCCAGATGGTTCTTGTGATGATTTCTCTCCATTCTGGAATCACTATGGGAAGTATGTAACCCACTGGATGCCACTGCCAGCAGCACCGCAGCAGGAGGTGAATAATGTCTAAGCTAACTTTCGTCATTGAGTTTGAAGACGGTAAAGAGCCTCCTGTGCATGCTCACATGGAGGCGTTCGGCGGCAAGGTTGTTGCAGTGGCCTTCCGCGATGCGCTAAGCGAACAAGAAGAGCGCGAGCAGATAGTAAGCACCTATGAGCCACTAAATACTATCCGTTGCTTTATCTGTAACGGTCGCCACCCAATCGGAGTTGCCTGTCCGTTCAATACGATTACTTCGGCGGTGAGCAATGGCTAAATCCGCAGCAGAGCGCAAAGCCGCGCAGCGTGCTCGCCTGGTAGAAGCTGGGAGCCGCAAGATGGAATTGCAACTCGACGAGCAGGAACTGGAGATGCTGGCGCGGAACTGCGCCGCCCGGCGCCCTGGTCGTGCGCCGTATGACATGAACGAGTACATCGCGTTGTTGATCCGCCAGGATGATGCCCGAATTCGTGGTCGTATTAAGTCAATCAGCACCAACCGCTGCGGCAAGTGCGGCGATGCGTTGCCGGTTAAGTCGTGTCCGTGCGATGGTGATTCGGCATGTTGGGTGACGCGTGGCTGGCATGAGACTAAATTATCAGTGTGACATGTCACGATATCGACAATAAATTGCAACGGCCGCCGACTATGGCGGCTTTGTTTTGCGTGTTACTATTACCAAAACGGTAATTATTACTTCGGTGGTAACAATGCCCGCAGAACCAAAAGCACCAAAACGTAAATCAACGCAGTATAAGCCACTGACAGCGATGCAGGAGGCTTACGCGCAGGAATACACCAAATGCCCTGAGAATCAGACTCAGGCAGCGATTAACGCAGGATTCTCACCTAATACGGCAGCGGTAAAAGCCAGCGTCATGATGCGTGATGAGCGTATCCAGAAACGGATCGCCGAACTGATGGAAGAGCGCAACAAGCGTCTGCGTGTCAGTGCTGATTACGTGCTGCTCCGCCTGGTGGAAATCGACCAGATGGATGTGCTGGACATCCTGAATGAAGATGGCTCAATGAAGCCGATCAGCAGCTGGCCAAAGGTATGGCGTACTTCTCTCAGTGCTCTTGATATTGCAACGATAAAAACCACGCAGGCATCACTGCAAAAAGATAATGGTGAAGCGGATCTGTCAGTTGAGGATGTAGAGCATATTCTCAAAAAAATAAAATGGCCGGACAAGGTGAAGAACCTTGAGCTTATCGGTAAGCACGTCGACGTCAATGCGTTCAAAGAGCGCCTGGAGGTTTCCGGTACCGTCACGATTGCCGACCGCATGGCGAAGGCCCGTCGTCGCGTGAAAGAACAGGCTGGTGGTGAAGAATGACATCTGCAGCCATGTCGCCGGAAGATCAGCTCGTCGAGGATATCGCATCGTTCACGTATGACCCGCTGGGCTATTCGCTGTATGCGTTTCCGTGGGGCGAAGAGGGAACAGAGCTGGCGCATGCCACCGGTCCGCGAAAATGGCAGGCTGATGCATTCCGCGAGATACGTGACCACCTTAAGAATCCTGCTACCCGTCACCAGCCGCTGATGCTGGCCAGAGCATCCGGACACGGTATCGGTAAATCCGCTTTCATCTCTATGCTGATTAACTGGGGCATGTCCACCTGTGAAGACTGCAAGGTGGTGGTTACCGCCAACACCGACAACCAGCTGCGCACCAAAACATGGCCGGAAATCATCAAATGGTCGAATCTGGCTATCACGAAAGAATGGTTTACCTGCACCGCCACGGCGATGTACAGCAACGATCCCGGTCACGATAAACGCTGGCGCGCTGACGCAATCCCATGGTCTGAACACAACACCGAGGCTTTCGCTGGGCTGCACAACGAGCGTAAGCGCATCATCGTGGTATTCGACGAAGCGTCAAACATTGCCGATCTGGTGTGGGAAGTTGCCGAGGGTGCGCTGACGGACGAAGACACCGAAATCATCTGGGTGGCGTTCGGGAACCCGACACGTAACACCGGGCGTTTCCGTGAATGCTTCCGCAAGTACAAACACCGCTGGAAGTGCGCGCAGATTGATTCACGTACCGTGGAAGGCACCAACAAGGAGCAACTGCAAAAATGGGTGGACGACTACGGCGAGGACAGCGATTTCGTCAAAGTACGTGTGCGCGGGATCTTCCCTGACGCTTCTGAAAACCAGTTCATTCCATCAGGCCTGACGCAACCAGCTGTTGGCAGGGTTATTACTCCGGCACAGGTCCAGCACGCTGCTGTAGTTCTTGGCGTCGACCCGTCTCACCAGGGTAAAGACCCGGCGGTTATCTACCTGCGGCAAGGACTGCACTGCAAGAAACTCGGGGAGTGGCAGCGTACCACTGACGATGTGCTGTTTGCGAAAGTGATTGCCGACTTCGAGGATCAGTACCAGGCTGACGCTGTGTTTATCGATTACGGTTATGGCACAGGTCTTAAATCTGTTGGCGATAACTGGGGGCGCAACTGGACGCTGATAATGTTCGGCAGCGGTACTGCAGATCCCGAGATGGGAAACAAGCGCGGGGAGATGTATAAATCCGCCCGTGACGCGCTGAAGCTTGGCGCGCAACTTGACAGCCAGGACCTTGCAGATGAGTTGAGTGCACCTGAATACAAAGTCAGGCTGAAGGACAGCAGGAAGATTTTGCAGGACAAGGACGAGGTGAAAGAATTGCTTGGACGGTCACCTAACAACGCCGACGCCTATGTGCTGACTTATGCTGCTCCGGTTACTAAAAAACAGTTCAATTATGGGCAGCAGCAGAGCCAACAAGGCAAGGCTCTCACAGAGTACGATCCCTATGCATGAAAAAGCCCGCGCATCGGCGGGCTAATTGTGACATGTCACGGCGTTACTTGATTAGTGATGCCGCGTATTCGATGAGATAAAGTTTCGGAGCAAGCCAGATTTTCAGCCAGTCAAAGTTGAGAGTTATCATTAGAATTCCAAATATGGTTCCTGCAATTGGCGCTGCTACAGTGCACATGTCGTAAGAAAAAGATGAGATAAACCATTCATCATTTGGCTTGCCATCGTGAGCAGTCCATGTTTCTCCGTTCTTCCTTGCTCTCCTTGCAAATCCTGGCAATTTCATAGCGCCAATTAAAAATAACAATCCAAAAACCTGAAAAAGTGCGCTCTGTACCGAACTCCAAACAAGTAGTTGATGAATAACATCAGGAATCTGCGCCTGACTAAATGACACCGCAGAATCAATACCATCACTTGCCTTTTGCAAAAGCTCAATCAAAATTTTATTTGCCTGATCATTCATAATCTCACCTTAAAAAAATGCCCACCGAAGTGGGCGAACTGGAAGCAATGGTGCCTTCCATGGCTTACGGGTTTACAGCGCAACGTCATCGCAATGGCGTTCTGGTGTAAAAGTGACGGTGGTCAGCATCAAGGGAAACTGCCACCGCCAAAGGCTACACAGCTATCGTTATCACTGGTACTGCATCACGGTCCTAAGGCGTGATTCTGGTGCGGCATGCAGGATTCGAACCTGCGGCCAACCGCTTAGAAGGCGGTTGCTCTGTCCAACTGAGCTAATGCCACAACGCTGAGAGCACTACCGGTGTCCGAATTGAACGGACCTTTTCCCTGCCCAACCCTCCCAACTGAATGGGACTGTCTGGAATTGAACCAGCACTTATGCCTTGCTCGTCAATGCTCTCATCGTTGCATCCTCGTCTCTTCCGAGGTGTCACACCGTATCGCCACGATGGTGAGTCGTCATGTCCGTGCTTACCTAACACTGGCTTGCACATTCCGGCTACCCGGCTGGGGAAGTAGCATCAAGGTAACCCATCCGGACCGCTGCGGCACATGTGCCATATGCCGTACAACCACTGCGTTACATCAACATCAATTACCTAAAAGGTAATATCTGATGTTGTAAGTGTCAATAGCCTACGCTAAATAAATCATATGTGGTTAAATTGGTAATAATTTAATTGCGTACGGAGCTATTGCTATGTGTATCGGCAGCAAGCCATCAGTGCCAGCAGCACCAGAAGTACAGGCCGCGCCACAGGAGCAGGATGCAGCAGTTGTCAGTTCTCGTGACGATGAAGAGCGCCGCCGCCGTGCAGCAGCTGGCCGCAGTTCCACTCTGCTGACTGGTGCACAGGGCGACACCTCAACCGCAAACACCAGCGGTAAAACGCTGCTCGGTCAGTAACGGAGTAGGCAGAGATGGCGGAAACCGAAAAAGAGCGTCTGCTGAAGCAACTCGCACAGTTGAAGAGTGAGCGCACATCGTTCGAGTCGCACTGGCGTGACCTGAGCGATTTTATCAATCCGCGCGGTTCCCGCTTTCTGACGTCTGATGTAAACCGTGATGATCGTCGTAATACCAAGATTGTTGATCCTACTGGCTCAATGGCTCAGCGCATTCTGTCCAGCGGTATGATGTCAGGCATCACCAGTCCTGCTCGACCATGGTTCAAACTGGCAACGCCTGACCCTGACATGATGGATTATGGTCCGGTTAAGGTGTGGCTTGAAGTCGTGCAGCGCCGCATGAACGAAGTGTTCAACAAGTCAAACCTATATCAGTCACTGCCTGTCATGTACGCCAGCCTGGGTACTTTCGGAACCGCTGCAATGGCTGTGCTCGAAGATGACCATGACGTGATCCGCACAATGCCTTTCCCGATTGGCTGCTACTACCTGGCTAACAGCCCGCGCGGCAGCGTCGACACCTCCTTCCGCCAGTTCTCCATGACTGTTCGTCAACTGGTGCAGGAATTTGGGCTGGATAATGTCAGCTCATCGGTGCAAGGGATGTGGCAAAACGGCACGTATGAAACGTGGATCGAGGTTAACCACTGCATTACGCCAAACGTTAACCGCGACACCGGGAAGATGGACAGCAAGAACAAGCCGTTCCGCTCCGTGTACTTTGAGACTGGCGGCGACTCCGACAAGCTGCTGCGTGAATCTGGCTTCGATGAATTTCCGATCCTGGCTCCACGCTGGGAAGTTAACGGCGAGGACGTTTACGCCTCATCCTGCCCTGGCATGCTGGCACTCGGTCAGGTCAAAGCCCTTCAGGTTGAGCAGAAGCGTAAAGCCCAACTCATCGATAAAGCTACTAACCCGCCTATGGTTGCACCTACCTCGCTAAAAACACAGCGTGTTTCCCTGCTGCCTGGTGATGTGACGTACCTAGACGTGCTGAGCGGTCAGGACGGTTTCAAACCTGCATACCTGGTAAACCCGAATACTGCAGATCTGCTGGCTGATATTCAGGATACCCGCCAGACCATCAACAGCGCCTATTTCGTCGACCTCTTCATGATGCTGCAAAACATCAACACCCGCTCTATGCCGGTGGAAGCAGTGATCGAGATGAAGGAAGAGAAACTGCTGATGCTTGGCCCGGTGCTGGAGCGCCTGAACGACGAAGCGCTTAACCCACTTATTGACCGCGTGTTCTCCATTATGGCGCGCAAGAACATGCTTCCGCCACCGCCGGACGTTATGCAGGGTATGCCGCTGCGTATCGAATACATCTCCGTGATGGCGCAGGCACAGAAATCTATCGGCCTCACCAGCCTTTCGCAGACCGTTGGCTTCATCGGTCAGCTCGCACAGTTCAAGCCTGAAGCACTCGACAAGCTCGATGTGGATGAGGCTATCGATGCGTTCTCCGAAATGTCCGGCGTATCTCCTACCGTCATCGTTCCTCAGGAGCAGGTTCAGGGCATTCGTGAAGAGCGCGCCAAACAGGCACAAGCCGCACAGGCAATGGCAATGGGGCAGGCCGTAGCGCAGGGAGCCAAGACTCTCAGCGAGACGCAAACCACTGACCCGAGCGCATTAACCGCTATCGCTAATGCAGCAGGAGCACCGCAGCAATGACGGATATCGATGACGAAGCCCGCAAAGCAGAGCTTGACGCTAAACAGCAACTTCTGGCGCAGCGCGACATTGACGACATTCAGTTTGTCATGGGTAGCGAGCAGGGCCGCCGCGTGATCTGGTCACTGCTTGAGAAAGGTCAGGTGTTCGGTGCTTGCTTCAACGTAGATCCGCACATCACAGCATTCAACGAAGGGCAGCGCAACCTGGCTCTGGTTCTTTTTCAGCGCGTCATGGCGCACTGCCCCGATCAGTATCTGAAGATGGCCGCAGAGGCCAGTGAACAGGAGTAACCATGAATTTATTTGATCGTTTGCTGTATCGCCGCCTTTGCAATGAGCAACCAGCTGATGGTGGCGCAGCTCCTGCTGCATCAACTGGGGATAATCCGGCACCAGCTGGCGATCCGGCTAAACCGGAAGGCGATAAGTCACAGCCAGGCGCTGAAGGTGACAAACCTCGGGAAGAAAAACCTGCTGATGGTGATAAGCCAGAAGAGAAAAAGCCAGGCGAAGACAAAGAGCAGAAGCAGGAAGGCGCGCCGGAGAAATACGAATTTACAGTTGGAGAAGGCGTTGAGCTGGACACCGAAGCGCTGAAGGACTTCGAGCCAGTTGCCCGCGATCTGAACCTGACCAATGAGCAGGCTCAGAAGCTGGTGGACGCATATCCAAAAATTCTGGCCGGAGTGCAGCAGCGTCAGGCAGAAGCCTGGCAGAAGCAAACCGAAGGCTGGGCAGAGACCGTGAAGGCAGACAAGGAGATCGGCGGTGACAAACTGACCGCAAACCTCAGCGCTGCGCAGCGTGCGCTGGAACAATTCGGCGATCCTGAACTGAAAGAGTACCTGGACTCAACCGGTCTGGGTAATCACCCGGCGCTTGTTAAAGCGTTTATCAAAGTCGGCAAGGCAATGTCAGAAGACAAGGTTGTCACCGGCGGTCATGAAAGCGGCGGCAGTGACCTTATCTCCGCCTTCTATCCCAAAAAGTGAGGTATGAAAAATGGCTTTAATCGGTCAAACTCTGCCATCGTTGCTTGACATCTACAATCGTACTGACAAGAACGGGCGAATCGCGCGCATCGTGGAGCAGTTGGCTAAAACCAACGACATCCTGACCGATGCGATATATGTGCCGTGTAACGACGGCTCTAAGCATAAAACCACCATCCGCGCAGGTATTCCTGAACCCGTATGGCGCCGCTATAACCAGGGCGTTCAGCCAACCAAAACCCAGACCGTACCAGTGACCGACACCACTGGTATGTTGTACGACCTGGGCTTTGTCGATAAAGACCTTGCTGATCGTTCAAATAACGCTGACGCTTTCCGTGTTTCTGAAAACATGGGCAAGTTGCAGGGATTCAATAACAAAGTTTCCCGCTATACCTTCTACGGCAACACTGATAACGAGCCTGAAGCCTTCATGGGGCTTTCTCCGCGTTTCAACACGCTGAACACCAGCAAAGCTGCCAGCGCAGAAAACGTATTCAGTGCTGGTGGGACAGGTTCAACAAACACCTCCATCTGGTTTATGTCATGGGGCGAAATGACTGCTCATATGATCTATCCGGAAGGCAAGGTTGCTGGATTCCAGCATGAAGATCTTGGCACTGATTTGGTAGATGACGGTAGCGGCGGTAAATATCGCGCATATCGCGATGAGTTCAAGTGGGATCTTGGTCTTAGCGTGCGTGACTGGCGTTCAATCTCCCGTATCTGCAACATCGATGTCACCACCCTGACTAAAGACGCATCAACTGGTGCTGATCTGATCAGCATGATGGTAGATGCGTACTATGCACGTGATGTTGCAATGCTGGGTGATGGTAAAGAAGTCATCTACTGCAACAAAACAATTCACGCGTGGCTGCACAAGCAGGCAATGAACGCGAAAAACGTCAACCTGACTATCGAAGAGTATGCCGGTAAGAAAGTGGTTTCTTTCCTCGGCATTCCGATCCGTCGCGCTGATGCCCTGCTCAACACTGAATCTGCCGTAACGGCGTAAGGAGAGAGAATCATGTTGCTTGATCAACAGGCTTTGTTCTCCGCGGCTCAGGCCATTACGGCCACCGCGGCATCAACCAACGTTATTGACACTGGCTCCAGTAAGGATGTCGGTAAATATGGCGATATCCCGCTGCTGATTCAGGTTGTTGAGGCATTCAACACTCTGACCAGCCTGACTGTAACGGTACAGACCGATGACAACTCGTCATTCAGCTCTGCAACTGATGTGATCTCCATGGTCATTCCTCTGGCATCCCTGACCGTTGGTTACAAAACGCCGGTCATCACGCTGCCGATGAAGCTGGAACGCTACATTCGTCTTAACTACACCGTCACCGGTACCGCGCCGACCACTGGCAAAGTAACCGCTGGCATTGTTGGCGGGGTGCAGACCAATGTCTAAATATCGCGTCAAAGAACGCTCCTTCATTAACGGCAAGCTCTGCGAGCCTGGCGATATTGTGGAGTTTTCCGGTGAGGCTGGCAAAAACCTGATCCCTTATAACGACGGTGATGTCGTGGTGAAGGAAGACGAACTGCCCACCAATGAAGAGCTTCAGGAGCTGGACCAGCTTCGTACCATTTACGAAGAGATGTTCGGCGAAGCTCCGCATAAAAACACCAGCGCAAAAACTCTCAAAGAGAAAATTGATGCCCGGCGTAAAGAACTGGGCGTCTAAGCCTCGCTAATCAAACAGGGGGCTTCGGCCCCCTTCTTGCAGGAGTCCGTTATGGATCTGGTAAACCTCAAAACCGGCACCGATAGCTTTCAGGACGAGAAGGGCGAGACGCATACCCGCGATGATTATCCGTGGGGTCTGTGCATCAGCCTTGATAATGAAACGCTCAGCAAGTTGGGTGTCGCTACCCCTCCTGTCGGCGGGGTGTTGATGATTATGGCCAAGGCGATAGTCAAATCAACATCAGAACGTCAGGACGACGATGGAACCTATCGACGCGCTGAATTGCAGATCACCGATATGGGTATTGCTCCTGATTCCAGTGAGCCGCAGAAGACAGCAGCGCAAACCATCTACGGTGGGGAGGATGATTAATGGCCTCCGTTATCGAGATTTGCAACCGTGCGCTTAGCAATATCGGCAACAGCCGCAGCATAAACAGTCTGAATGAAGCCAGTAAAGAGGCCGGGCAGTGCTCCCTGCATTTTGATGCTTGCCGCGATGCAGCACTGGCTGACTTTGACTGGAACTTTGCTACCAAGCGCGTGGCGCTGGCTGATACCAATAATCCACCTCCAGACTGGCAATACGCCTACCAGTACCCATCTGATTGTGTTCGCATAACCGAGATCATGCCAACAGGCATACGCAATCCTACGGCTGCGCAGCGCATTGAATATGTTGTCGGTTCAAATGAGGATCTGACAGGTAAGCTCATTTACACCGATCAGCCGAAAGCGTGGTTGAAATATGTAGCGCGGGTTACTGACGTCAATATGTATGACGCCATTTTTATGGAGGCGCTTTCCTGGCGTCTGGCTGCTGCCATCAACATGGCGCTGACCGGTAGCGCAGATCTCGGTAACAATGCACTGACGATGTACAACCGCGTAATCCTGAGTGCTGGCTCACATAGCCAGAACGAATCGCAGGATCCACAACCACCGGTAGATGAGTTCACAGCAGCGAGGTTGTCATAATGGCTTTTAGCTGGATTCAACCGAGCTTTGCCGGTGGTGAAATTGGTCCGTCACTGTACGGCCGCATTGATATGTCAAAGTATCAGGTGGCGCTTCGCAAGTGCGATAACTTCATTGTTCGTCAGTATGGCGGTGTAGAGAACCGACCTGGTACGCGCTTCGTTGGCCCGGCTAAATATCCTGATCGCAAGTGCAGGTTAATCCCGTTCCAGTTCTCGACTGTACAGACCTATGCGCTGGAGTTCGGTGACGGCTACATGCGCGTTATCAAAGACGGTGCGTATGTGCTGAACAGCAGCAATGTGATTTATGAACTGGCGATGCCGTATGCTGAGGCTGACCTGTTCCGCATCAAATTCACGCAGAGCGCCGACGTGCTTACGCTTGTTCACCCTGCGTACCCGCCAAAAGAGCTACGACGCTATGCGCACGATAACTGGCAGATCGTCGATATAACCACAAAAAACGGACCATTCGAAGATATCAACGTTGACGAGACAGTGAAGGTCTACGCAAGCGCCAGCACCGGGACCATTACGTTGACGGCCAGTTCTGTCATCTTTGGGGATGAGCAGGTCGGAAAACTGTTTTATCTCGAGCAGCCTGCTGTTGATTCCGTACCGGTATGGGAAACCAGCAAGACAACAGCAATCAACGACGTTCGCCGTGCAGACAGTAACTACTACCGCGCCAATACTGCTGGCAAGACCGGAACACTTCGCCCTTCGCATACTGAGGGAATGTCGTGGGATGGCTGGGGCGGTACCGGTTCAGATGATACCGGGATCCAGTGGGAGTACCTGCACAGCGGTTTCGGCATTGCCAGAATCACAGCAGTGGCTGGTGATGGACTGACAGCAACTGCCGATGTGGTTTCATTCATTCCTTCTCAGGTGGTTGGGTCCACTAACGCCAGCTATAAGTGGGCGAAATACGCATGGAACAGCGTTAACGGCTACCCGAGCACCGTTGTTTACTACCAGCAGAGGCTGTATTTTGCCGCGTCTACCGCGTACCCGCAAACCATCTGGGCAAGCCGCACCGGCGATTATAAGGACTTCGGAAAGAACAACCCTATTCAGGATGATGATCGGATTATTTACACCTACGCCGGTAGGCAGGTGAATGAAATCCGCCATCTTATTGACGTTGGCAACCTGGTCGCGCTGACTTCCGGAGGGGAATATACGATATCCGGGGACCAGAATAAGGTTCTCACGCCGTCGGCGTTTTCTTTCAGCTCACAGGGTAATAACGGGTCCAGTAACGTGCCACCTATTGCCGTGGCTAACATTGCGTTGTTCATCCAGGAGAAAGGAAGCGTGGTCCGTGATCTGGCGTATTCATTTGATGTTGACGGATACCAGGGCACCGACCTGACCATACTGGCAAACCACCTTTTCCAGAAGCACAGTATTGTTGACTGGTCATTCTGCATCGTGCCGTACAGCAGCGCGTTCTGCATTCGTGATGACGGCAAGTTGCTGGTGTTGACCTATCTGCGTGATCAGCAGGTTTTTGCCTGGGCACCGCAATCCAGTGCCGGTAAGTACGAAAGCACCTGCTCCATCAGTGAAGGCAGCGAGGATGCTGTTTACTTCGTGGTTAACCGTACTATTAATGGGCAGACTGTGCGTTACATCGAGCGCCTTTCCAGTCGCCTGTTCACCAACGATGAAGATGCGTTCTTTGTCGACTGCGGCCTGAGCTACGACGGACGCAATACATCATCACGCACAATGACCATCAGTGGTGGCACGGGTGACTGGAGCTATCAGGTTGATTATCCGGTTACTGTGAGTGGTGGAGCGTATTTCGTTAACACTGACGTAGGCGCTCAGATCCAGTTCCCGTACTCAGAGACGGATCCAGACACCAACGAACCGGTGGCTAAAGAGTTGCGCGGCGATATCATCTCGGTAACAAGCAATACCGCAGTTACCGTCCGATTCAATCGCAACGTTCCGGAGATACTTCGCAACGTGCCAACAACTAACTGGCAGATGGCCCGACAGACGTTCGGCGGCCTTTCTCACCTCGAAGGACAAACGGTAAACATCCTGTCAGATGCCAGCGTTGAACCACAGAAAACAGTAACTGGTGGCTCTGTCACGCTGGAATCACCAGGCGCAGTTGTGCACATCGGTCTTCCTATCACTGCTGAATTCGAAACACTGGACATCAATATCAACGGCCAGGAAACGCTGCTGGATAAAAAGCAGGTCATTCCTACTGTCACGATGGTGGTTAATGCCAGCCGTGGCATCTGGGCCACTACTCCTGGTGGGACATGGTACGAATACCAGCAGCGTGAATTTGAGTTCTACGACGATCCTGTTGATGACGCTACCGGCAAGGTTGAAGTAAAACTCGACAGCAACTGGGATAAAAACGGACGCGTTAAGGTTCGCCAACTTGATCCTTTGCCGCTGTCAGTGCTTGCTGTTCTTCCTCGACTTACCGTCGGAGGCTTCTGATGATTAACGCTCAGATCGTACCAACTACCGCAGAACACATCGAAGCCATGCTTCCACGTGTCCGCCAGGCTGATATCGATGAGTTTATGGCAACTAATGGATGGAGTCCGCGCCGCGTGCTGGAAACTGGTCTGCGCACGTCAACATTCTGCTGTGCCGGATTGATTAACGGTGAAGTGGTGACTGTCTTTGGCGTAGCACCAGCATCGATGATCGGCGGCAGCGGCATACCATGGCTTGTGGGAACTGACGCGCTGGAGAAATACCAACGCACCTTCCTTCGCCGCTGCGGAAAAGTGGTCAATGCAATGCTGACCGTTTATCCGTATCTTGAAAATTATGTTGATGCACGTAACCACACTGCGCGCATCTGGCTTCACTGGCTGGGATTCACCATCGACGAACCTCAGCCATACGGCATTAAAAACCTACCGTTTCACCGTTTCCACATGGAGAGAAAATAATGTGCAGCCCGGCTATCGCTCTCGCTGGCGCCAGTGTCGCTTTAAGTGGCGTTTCAGCATACAACCAGTACCAGCAAGGTAAGTATTCATCTGCTGTTGCCGAGCAAAATGCAGAGGTGGCCACGGCACAGGCACAGGATTCTATCAACCGTGGGAATGCTCAGGCTGATGAAGTACGTCGCCGTAATCGTCAGGCCGCCGGTACCCAGGCGGCAACCATGGGGGCTACAGGTGCAGATCTCTCCACTGGTGTCGCGCTGGATATCTTCGGCGATACAGCGCAGTTTGGCGCGCTTGATGCACTGACGACAGTCAACAACGCTCAGCGTGAAGCGTATGGCTATGAAGTCCAGGCTGCAAACTATAAGGCCCAGGCCAGCGCTTCGCGTAAGCAGGGGAATATGGGGGCATTTACTACATTGCTGACTGCTCCACTTCAGGCATACGGAGCTTACCAAATGGGCGGCGGAACGTGGTCGCCATTCACCCAAAGCAAAGCGGCACCGATCAGCGCTGCTATCGGCACACCAACCGGTCGATAAGGAGATACCAAAATGCCAGTTGTACCTACAGTTAACGGACGCCAGGTCGAAAGCAGAGGGTTTCAGTCTCCTGGATTTCAGGCATTCGATCAGCCAAATATCGGTGACGCACTGACGCAGGTAGGGCCAAAGGCCATGGATGTTTTTACTCAGGCAAAGCAGCGTGCCGATGTTGCTCAGGCTCAGGATGCCTCACTGCAACTAAGCCAGGTTTCCAGTGATCTGCTGACTAATCCAGATACCGGGCTGCTGAATCTCCAGGGTAAAAATGCGCTCGGCAAAGGTCAGGAGTACACCCAGCAGTTCGATGCTCAGGCAGAGCAGATCGCGATGACACTTCCGGAAGGTGCCAGGGCTGGTTTTATGCAGCAGGCGCAGCAGCAGCGCCTTCAGTTCACCACCCAGGCCGGCAGGCATGAGATAAGCCAACTCAATGCCTATGAAGAAGGTCAGTTCCAGGCAACGCTGGCGAATAACGGTAAACTGGCTGCTGCTGCCTACGGCGACAATGCTAACTACGTTCTCTACAACCAGCAGACCTTCCAGCAAATCGAAGATTACGGCGCAGCACATGGCTGGAGTACAGAACAGATCCAGGCAAAAAAAATTGAGTTCAAGGAGAAGGTCGCCGATGCATCACTATCGCAATGGTCAGCCAACAACTCCATCGAGTTCATACAGAGCAATGGTGAGTTAAGCGATACGGTTACCGGTTCCCGACGTGCGGTATCAGAAGGTGGTTCTGGTGATAGCGCCCGTGGTATTCGCAACAATAACCCCGGCAATCTGGAATACAGTAAAACTAATCCGTGGGTTGGCCAGACCGGTGATGATGGTCGATTTGCCAAATTCGAAACGCCAGAGCACGGCATTCGGGCGCTTGGTCGCAACCTGCTGTCGTACCAGCGCCAGGGTATCGACACGGTTAACGATATCATCAACCGCTGGGCACCTCCGTCTGACAATAATAATACCGATGCCTATATTCAGGCGGTATGTGCGCAGCTCGGCGTAACGCCTGACCAGCCTCTTGACGCATCAAACCCTGATACGCTTAAGGCTTTGTGTGCCTCAATTATCCAACATGAGAACGGCAGTCAGCCGTACAGCGATCAGCAACTTGCTACCGGTGTTAGCGCGGCAATTGGCCTCTCTCAGCTTCCAACCAGCACCAAACGCTACACGGGAAATGCTGCTTTCGATGCTGCGTCTCCTGAGGCTCAGGCCACATTCCTTCGCCAGGCGGATCAAATCCGTAAGCAGCAGCAGGCGGAGTATCGCACCAGTATCGACAGTCGTGTGCGTGACGCCAGTGCGGCATACATGCGCGGCGTTGATTTCCCTAACGCCCCAACACAGACTGACTTCCTGGCTGCCTACGGAGTTCGTGAAGGGAACCTACGCTACACCGAATTTCGCAATACGCAGATCGCCGGTCAGTACATCGGATCGTTTCGCAGCATGCCGACCAGCAGCATTCAGGCAGCAGTAGAAAACCTGAAGCCAGATACCGGTGAAACTGGTGAAGGATATGCAGCGCGTGCCCAAACCTATGATGCCGTTGTCTCTGCTGCCAGTACTGTTCTTGCGCAACGTAAAGCAGACCCAATTCAGTTTTCACTTTCTTCCGGGCAAACAAAGCCTATCGATATGACCAACCAGAACAATTTCGGCCAGACGATTGCCCTTCGGGCTTCTCAGGCTGTAGATCTGGCTAAGTCATACGGTACGCCTCTGACGTTCTTTTCCAAAGAAGAGGCGAATCAGATCGGGGCTTTCTTCCGCGATGCACCAGTTTCTCAGCAGACTGCATATCTCGACACCATTCGGCAGAGCACCGGGGGCGGTCAGGTATATATGTCAGCGCTTCAGCAGATAAGTACCAATGCGCCATCAGCAGCAGTAGCTGGGATCCTGATGGATAAGCCAGGAGGAGTGGTAGCTGAGAAAAACTGGTTTAACCCTGATGTTTCTGTATCACCAGAAACAGCAGCGCAAACCATCCTGTCCGGTGCCGCGGCGCGTAAAGGAACTGATGATGCTAAGGGCATCCCAATGCCGAAGGATAACGATCTGCGACTCGAGTTCTCTGACATGGTGAAGGATGCGTTTGCCGGTGACGCGCAGGGTGCATCAATGGCCTATGAGATAGCAAAGGACTATTACGCCGGGGTGATGGCGAAGAAGGGTGTGGTTTCTGGTGAAATTGACAGTGACACATGGAAGCAGGCTGTTAACGTAGCTACTGGTGGCGTGCACGATTATAACGGCATGGGAAGTGTTCTTTTGCCTTGGGGGATGTCTGCCGAACAATTTGATAAACAAGTTGATCAGGCATGGAAAACTCAGGTGACTGGCGCAGGAATTAAAGCACCGCCAGGCCAGTACGGTCTGCAAAGCTATGGAGATAGCCAGTATCTGGTGAAACTCGGCACTGGGTATTTGCTGAAAGATGATGGAACTCCTGTCGTCATCGACCTTACCCAACAGCGCCAGAGATTCTCAGAGGGGATCCCGCAATGAGTTACTTTGGTCTCAACGCAGTTAACCAGAATCAGCAACTGGATGAAGCGGCATCTAACCCAGCAGGGTTTAATACCGATGTCGGTTTCTTCGATAACTCAGGTACTGCTGCTGTTTCGGGCCTTTACTCTGGACTGGTTGCCAAACCAGACCAGCTTCTTTGGGCTGGAATGGATAAGATCGTTTCACCCATCGCTAAGTTTGTTAACGAAAACACTTCCATCAATGATACATCGGCTGAATACATCGGCGAACAGCGAAAACTCGCAGAGCAGCAAGTTAAGCGCCTGACTCCTGACGCCGCCACAACAGGAACTGCTGGTCAGGTACTGAATGGTCTGTTCGATATGGGCGGGCAGGCTGTCGTTGGTACGCTGCTGGCCGGTCCAGCCGGTGGTGCTGCTGCCGTCACTGCACTGCAGGGCTTCTCTGAGTTTGAGAAATTGACTGCTCAGGGCGTAGATTTCATGACCGCTCAGGAAGCTGGTCTGGTGCAGGGTGTCACTGCTGGCGCTGGTACATTGATCCCTATGAGCCTCGGTCTGCGCGCTGGTGGTGCGCTGGCAGAAAGTGTTGGCGCACAACTGGCGAGGACAGGTGAAAGTGCTGTGCGTAATGTTGCAGCTACTGCTGTTCGCGCTGCTCCAGATATCGCATACGCAGCCGGAACTAACATTGCCTTTGGGATGGCCCAGCGTGGGCTGACTGCAAAGACGCTGCGTGATGGTGGTTATAACGAAATGGCGGCTCAGTACGATGTGTTTGATCGCCAGTCTATCGCCATCGATGCGGTTCTTGGTGTGGCATTTGGTGGTGTAGGTAGGTTCCTTAATGCCAGCGGTGAAACTGCTTCAACTCCTGAATTTTCCCCAGCGGAGGTGGATGCAGCGCTGGCAGCAAATGCCTCACATCATGCTGAGATTGATGTAGCCCCTGGCGTTCCTGTTAATGTCCTGTCACGTGATGCGCATATCCAGGCACTACAGAAGGCTATGAATGACGTAAGCCAGGGCCGTGCAGTTGATGTGGCCAGCATTGCCGAACCAGCATCATTTAGTGATGTACCAGGACGCCGCAGTCTGATAGCGCAGTCTATTGATGAGGTGCTTTTTCAGGCGGATGAGGGTTCGGCGGCGCGTGCAGTTGAGACTAGGATGCTTGAAGAGCAGGCGGCACAGGTTTTACCTCGCGGAGATCGTCAGGTGTACCAGTCTGAAATCTCCAACAGTCAGCGCATTATTGATAACCTGACTGAGCAACGTAACAAAATCCTTTCTGAAGAACCAAAGGGAAGCGGAAAGGAACTGGCACAGTCACGCGCTGAAAAGCAATCCAGATTGCGCGATATTGATCAGCGCATCATAGAGGCACAAGGCCGCCTCGAATTATCGCGTAACGCGCTGTCACCTCATGAGCCTGGTGGGGAGTTCTTCGAGGCCAGGGCAGAGCTTGCACGACGTCAACAGGCTGAAAGCGATCTGAACGCACAGGCCATGTCATTCTATAAAACAGCAGAGGTACGTACTCCTGACGAGGCTGCACCTTTTGAACCCGGAACCGTATTACGACAGGCAGAACAAAAGCCAACGGCGGAACAGGCCGGGGATATGGATCTTCGTATCGCTGAAGATTCACTAGTTGAGTCTCCGGACATGATGATCACCGTCCTGGATGACGAAGGGAACCCGCAGTCGCGAAGCGCTCGGGAAGTGCTGGACGAAGCAAGCAGAGAGAACGAACAGGCAATACAGGATTCCAGCCTCTTTGATGTGGCTGTCTCGTGTTTCTTGAGAGGATAATTGGATGAGACAGGAATGCATTCAGGCAGTACAGCAGGCAGCTAAGCGCACGCTGACAGCGCGCGAGATTCAGGATATTGAAGATCGTATCTACCGCAATATGCGAACGCTTGCCAGAGACGATCCTATGTCATGGCGTCAACTTACCGATGCTGAGAGATTACGCCGCGCCGGGCAACTGGCATCCGATGAGCTTCAGCGAGAGGCTGCTCTCAAAAAACGCCGTGTCGCGCTTACTATCGCAGCGCGCCAGCGCCTGGACAGCTTCATTAACAGTTACCAGGGTGCCGATGGAAAGCTCGGTGCACTAAATCGTACGATCGCCTTCAGTGCTGACGGGAAATCAAACTTTCTGTCTGTTGAGTCTCGCACTAAAGCAACACGTGATTACGCGTTAAGCCAGTTACAGGAGGCTTTCGAAGCTGTTGATCCTCGTTTCTTCGGCCTGTTTGAAGATGAAACTGGTGTGCGTGATCTGGTATTCGAAATGCGCGGGCAGAATACCGGTAACGCCAAAGCAAGAAAAGGTGCAAAAGCGTGGGGGGAAGTTACTGAACTGCTGCGCCGTCGGTTTAATGATGCCGGTGGTGATATCGGATATCTGGAAAACTGGGGCATTCCACAACATCACTCGATGGAAAAGGTTGGCGCAGTAACTAAGGATAAGTGGGTCAGCGATGTGATCGGTAAACTTGACCGAAAATATTACACCCGCGCCGACGGTCAGTTGATGAGCGATTCTGAGCTTACTGCCTTCCTTGGCGAAGCATATAACACCATCGCCACTGGTGGTCTGAATAAACTTACTGATACCGGTATGCGTATTTCTGGTGCCCGAGGCAACCGTGGCAACGCATCCCGCCAGATACACTTCAAAGACGCTGATTCCTATTTGCAATACCAGCAACTTTACGGCGACCGATCACTCTGGGAAATCATGGTCGGACATCTGGAAGGGATAAGTAAAGATATCGCGCTGGTGGAGACATACGGGCCAAACCCGGATCACGTGTTCCGTTCACTGCTGGATCAGACGAAATCAGAGACAGCTACGGCTAACCCGCAGGATACCGGTCGCATTGAGCGTCAGGCAAATAATACCGAGAACCTATATAACTTCATTTCAGGTAAAACTCAGCCTGTTGCAAACCCGCATATTGCTCGCTGGTCGGATAACATCCGCAACTGGATGGTTGCCAGCCGTCTTGGCTCTGCACTGCTGGCGTCTTTCTCCGATCTTGGAACCATGTACCTGTCGGCGAAGGTGACGAACCTTCCGATGAATCAGCTGTTACGTAACCAGCTTGAGGCTATGGACCCAACTAACCGCACCGAGCTTGCCAGGGCCCGTCGTGCTGGTTTGGCTATGGAATCCCTGCTCGGTAGCGTTAACCGCTGGGCGATGGATAATATGGGGCCGTCTGTCTCCCGGTGGGCTGCAACGGCGGTGATGCGCGCCAGTGGATTAACTGCATGGTCCGATGCCCATAAGCGCGCCTATGGCGTGACAATGATGGGTAGTCTTGGTGACGTTGTTACCAGAACGCCAGATCTGAAAAGTCTCTCAAATGACGATTTCCGCATTCTGAAAAGTAAAGGGATCACCGACACTGACTGGAACGTGTGGAAACTAGCTCAGCAGGAAGACTGGGGTAAAGGCAATAATACGATGCTGACTCCTGAAAGTATCATGCGCATTCCTGATTCTTCTGTACAGCACCTTGGTGCTCCAGAACGTGTAAAATTCGAGGCTATGCGTAAGCTTCTCGGTGCCGTCACCGAGGAAGTTGATATGGCAGTTATTACGCCAGGCGCACGAGAACAGATGATTACCGGATCAGGTATCCAGCGCGGCACATGGAAAGGGGAATTAACCCGCAGCGTATTCCTGTTCAAGTCATTCCCAATATCCGTTGTCATGCGTCACTTGTCGCGCGCTATGGGTATGCCTTCTGCCGGTGGTCGTGCGGCATACATCGCTACGTTTATCGCCAGCACGACAATACTTGGCGCGCTTTCTCAGCAACTAAACGACATGGCTTCAGGTCGTAACCCGAGAGATATGGCCGGTGAAGATGCTGCTAAATTCTGGCTTGGCGCGCTGCTGAAAGGTGGTGGTCTTGGGCTGTACGGTGATTTCCTGTTGTCTGACCACACCCGGTACGGGAGTGGCGCGCTGGCTTCGATGCTTGGCCCAGTGGCTGGCCTGGTAGATGACGTTATCAAAATAGGCCAGGGTATTCCACTGAATGCGGTTGAAGGTAAGATCGAACAGACTGGCGGTGATCTGGTTAAGCTTGGAAAAGGCCTGACGCCTGGTGCTAATATCTGGTACCTGAAAGCGGCGCTTGACCATATGATCTTTAACCAGATGCAGGAGTATTTTTCACCTGGCTATCTGCGTAAGATGGAGCAGCGTTCGAAGAAAGAATTCAATCAAACATACTGGTGGCGACCGCAGGACACACTGCCTCAGTGAGGGTATATGGAATTAGAGAAAATTATTGAACTTCAGAGTAAATACTATGAGCATAAGCGTAGTGCAACTATTGGTCTTTATATAATCCTTGTTGGTGTAATCATAATTGTGGTGAATATACTTGGATGGTCACATGAAACGCAAATTATTCAAGGCGTTGTTTTAGGTGGAGGACTTGTATATTGGGGGATGCACTTCGAAAAATATTCAAAGCTGTATAAGCAGCTAGATATCCTGTGCCTACAAAGGTATGGGAAAGGGTATGAAAATTCTCTATCAGAGATTGTCTCTGATAGATATGGAAAGAAAGATAGGTGACTACATGCAAGCTATTGGCTTCATTGTTTACATAGTTGTTGGTCTTTTTCAACTAGCTGCAATCATGGCAGGTCTTGAATCGTGGTGGGGACTGCACTGGATAGTGGCTGCACCAATTGCTTTCATCGTTAGTTATATCCCGTTGGTAGGATCCATTGTTGGAATGGTTGGCGCTGTCGACGTATGGCGGTGGGAGTGGTGGCAGGCAGGCCTTCTATTCTTTGGTGGGCTAATCTTTGCTATCGTCTGCGGTGGAATGTCTTCGTTCTTCGAATGGCTATCATTCAGAAAAAGAGCGTGACATGTCACAAAGGCCGCCGAAGCGGCCTTACTTTTATCAGAACTTACCCGCCATGCTGTTGATGTACTGCGCGTGAGTCTGGATATCGCGCAGGCATTTACTGGCACCGACAATATAGCTCATCATGGCCGCGAACTCTGCTACAGCACCTTCAACATCATGCCCGTCTGCGTCCAGTTGGCGTAGCAGGATCATCATCAAAGAGTGTTCTGTCAGACCAAGAACACCTTCAGGTGAATGGATGTGTTCACGGTAGTTTGGCTTGAGTGGCGCGCTGTATTCCTGTTTTTCTTCCGTCTTCATCGCTTCCAGAATGGCGGGCATGAAGCTGGCCACAACCTTTTGCGCTTTGTCTGCCGGTGATAATTCTTCACGAACGTAGCGACCGGTGCGGCGGATCTGCGGAAGAACTTCACCAGTGACCCATTTGCGGAAACGGTAGGGGATAGTGCCAGGAGTCACCGCATCGCGACAGCGCAGGATCAGAGTGTAAAGCCCGGATTCAGAGATGATTGTTGTTTCCTGCTCTCCGCCAAGGGTGTCGGTTGAACCGACTCCCTTTTCATCGCTATCGAGTTTACGTACTGCATCGCGATGGTTTGCAATACCAATGGCACGACATACATCCATCGCAACAAACCAAGGCGCACCATCAATAATAATGGCCCTAACTTGGCAATCTGACTCAAAATTGAATACGGAAGGTTTAATTTGTGTAGACATGGTGTTCTCCTTTTAGTCGGATAACACCACCACTGAGACCAATCAGATGGTGGTGAGCTGTGCAGAGTTGGTCTTACCGGCTAAAAGGACCCGGCGCGGATTTCTCCGCCCCCACACAACCCACCATAATGCGAATGTGGCCGTGCTTAACGCATAAAAAAACCGCTTGCGCGGTGAATGCGCCTTTTAGTAATCCGGGAGACCAATCCCGGCACTGGATTTTGCCAGTGCCTGATCACTATGGCACAAGTATTTTGCGTTGTAAATTTACCGTAAAGGTAATAATAAACGCATATCGCAGGTTATTTCAACCTTATGTGGTTTGTCTTCGTAGCTGTTCAACGCAGTAGTCGAGATGCGTTTGCACATCCTTCATGGATAGTTGCGAGCTGGTGACATAGTTCACCAGTGCGGTAAGTTCGGCCAGCGGCCCGTCGACGTTGAATCCGTCTTTATCAAGTTCCCGCAATAAAGTCATAAGGTGCGAGTTCTCCACCAGGGATATAACGCCTCCCGGCGTGTGTACTCTTTCATAAAATCCATCTTCCAGTGGGTGGTGATACCGCTGTTGCATTAACCATTCTCCATACAAATACTGTATATATATACATATATCAGATGAACCACTGTTTCACCAGTATGATTTTTAATTACCTGTGAGGTAATAACTTTGTTGATTACATCTCGTGCGATTCATATGTGGTTCGTTGGGTAATAGAATAACCAGTAGTGCGGTGCGCCGGGTGCTGCGACTTTCTGGAGTTTAAACATGACGGTCTCAACCGAAGTTGACCACAATGACTACACGGGTAACGGGGTCACGACATCATTCCCATATACCTTCCGAATTTTTCATAAGTCTGATCTGGTGGTGCAGGTTGTTGACCTGAGCGAAAACATCACTGAATTAACACTGGACACTGACTACATGGTGACAGGTGCTGGCGGATATACTGGCGGGAATGTTGTTTTATCGTCGCCTCTTGCCAATGGTTATCAGATTTCGATATCCAGAGAGTTACCGGTTACCCAGGAGACTGATCTCAGAAATCAGGGTAAGTTTTTCGCAGAAGTGCATGAGGATGCTTTTGATAAGTTGACCATGCTGATACAGCAGGCAATTAGTTGGCTGCGCCTTTCTTTACGTAAGCCGTCTTTTATTGCAAATTATTATGATGCCCTGGGTAACTACATACGAAATCTTCGTGACCCGTCACGACCACAGGATGCAGCTACAAAAAATTACGTTGACGGGGTTGCTGAAGGTAACATTTCTTATGCAGATTCTCTATTTAAAAGAACCTTAAGAGTCCCTGAGGATTATGTTGACCAGATACCATCAAATGCTGATAGATCAAATAAAATACTTGCTTTTGATTCTGGAGGTAAACCGATTGCTGTTTTACCCGAATCTGGTTCTGCTTCAGATGTTTTAATTGAGCTGGCAAATAACGGTGATAAAAAAATTGGTAGCTCATATGGTGGTACAGTTTATAGCGACTACCAACAATCAATTTTTGTCAAAAAAGGAGATTTTTCTTCCGGTTTAAGCATTTCAGCAAAGAATGATGCTTTTCTTTATTCTGATGGTCTATGGTACATATGGACTGGAGCATTACCGCACACCATCTCTTCTGGTGAAACTCCTGATGTAGAAACAACTAAATGGGCTTGTGTGGGACTGCTTAATGGGTATGAGATATGTTCTGCGCTTAACTATAGCGATTCATGGGGCATCCATGATGATTCACCATTACTTCGCAAAGCTATCATTAGTTTAATACGAACTGGATATGCAAGATTCTGCATTAATGCTGGTGTAACAATTAATTTATTCACGGAATGTGTCATACCATTCTATCTTGACGGTAGAGCAGTATCGTTCAGATTTCATGGTGAGACATCAATTGGAAGCCTTGGTAGAGTATCAGAACTGGCAGTGGCTCTTGGTATTCGAGGTCTGGTGTTTGAAGCAATTCAGGTTGAAATTGACCACTTCACATTGCGCCAGTGGGCTGGTAATGCCGGACAGTCTATTGTTAGTTATACATCAGATACAGTTACGCTATCTTTTGACCCATGGCCTGACGGACGCACCCCAGTGATATGGCCTTGGGGAACTACTGCTGGTGATGGCACTGTTTACACAAGCTTTTTAGAATTTACAACTGACAGTGGTGGTTATTACGCATCTGGCGTAACTCGCAACTTAGATGGAACCGTAACACTAACCAATGTCCATCCTATTGGGCCAACTAATACAATCGCTTCCGCAACGATTGTTAACTTTTTCCAGAGTCATGCTAATAACTATCCAGAAGGAAGTTTCGCAGATACGGCAGCAGTAATCACCCTGGGGGTATCAGAAAACCCATTTATTCATAACTTATGGGTGCTTGCTGTCTATCGAGGCTTTGCTCACGGTCTTGGCTCTGGAGCAGGTCCGGGAGTATTGATGGGAAATATCGGCGTATGGTCTGATATTGTCGTAGACAACGCTTTATACTTTATAGCTAATACTGATGTGAATCCACCATCTGGGCAAGGCATCAACAATGGGATGTTCAATAACATTCAGTTATCAAACGTCAGTCGTGGAATAAGAGCACGTAGAGCCTACAATCTTGCATTCACAAACCTTCAGCATATTGCTAGCGGTAATGTTTCATTTGATGCTGTTACTATACTGGCAAATGAAATAGAAGGTGTTACTTTAAATGGATCTCAGTTTGGTTGGACATCCATCGACTGGGTTTCAGACACCTGGGTTCCAAAGTTGTTCAAATGCTCTCGTTTGCGTCGATCTTCAGTAACAGGGTGCGTGTTTGGAAGACATGATGTAACTATCACAAGAGGTGCTGTAATTGACGTTAAGGACGGGGCGATATTAGGCTTGACACTAACTGGCAATTCTATGGTTACAATCGACGAAAACTCAGATTCAAGTAACTATGGATGGATTGAGTGTAATGAGTTTAAGTCTTCAGTTATTTCTGATAACTCCCCTGGTTCAGGTAGTGAACTGGGTGGAAGTATTAATCTCTCGCTGAGAACTGCTTCTAATGACTTAACAAAATTTGATAACACATATTTTGGTCAACCAGTCAGAACAAACGCAGAAGCTGGTGTGTTTGATAATGAACTAGCATCCGGTGGAAATGTTTTTGACAGCACAACTGAATACAGAGACGCAGGTAAAATTTTAATCTTTGGTGATGTAAACAATGCTGCTGTATGGCCTGATAATTCAAGGAATATCATACCATTCGGCGGAGGATTAACAGGAGGTAAAACACTTGGATTGCCCACCCCAGCAGCACTCCTGTCATTGAAAAGAAGAAGTGTTCTGGTTGATTTGTCATCTGTGGTTTTTGGTAGCCAGACAATTGGTGTGTATAACGGGGCAACTTTGGTATCAACAATATCAACTCCTGGTGTTTATGAGTTTCTCCTCGTAGGGTCAAAATACATAAAATTATAAGCTTAACAGGCCGGGAAACCGGCCTATTTTTTACTAATTATTTTTTGAAGTTACCAAATAGTCACAATGAAAATTTAAACCATATATGGTTTATTGTGTATGATGTGATCACCAACTAATGGGGGTCTTTATGCACAGTAAACGGTGGTCACCATGTCAGCCCAGCTAACCAGTGAGTCTTTAAATCAGTGGCTTAGTATGGGTTCTCTGGCTGCAGTGATCGCAGGAGTTCCACCCGAGGTGGCGCTTGGTGCTTTATCAGGTGCGGTAATATTTATTACCTCAGCCGTTGAGTATCCAATACGCCGCCGGGTTCTCCTGTCGATGCTCAGCTTCCTCTGCGGGCTTCTATTCTACAAACCAACTGCATCAATCCTTATCGGCGTAGCCAGCCTGATCCCAACTATCACGCAGGATTCATTCGAGAAAGGGATCGTCTTCTCTGCTGGCGCGTTCGTGTCGGCAATCGTCGCAGTACGTATTGGTATCTGGCTCTATCACCGTTCCGACAATCCACGCGATTTAATTCCGGGGAGAAAAGACGATGACAACTCATGAGCTGCTTTTACTCATTGCCAATGCGGTTATCTGTTCAGCTATAGCAATCCGCGTCGGTACATTCAGGCGTAATGGATCGCAACACCGCCGGTGGGGTGGGTGGATAGCCTACTTCCTTATCGTGGCATCAGCCAGCATCCCCGTCCGTGCTGCATATGCAATCTGGTATCACACACCAATGGCCGCTGATTTATCAGAGGTCATCATCAATGCTGTCATGCTTGCCGCCGTTCTGAAGACGCGCGGTAACGTCGTGCAGATATTCAAAATATCGAGGTCTCAACATGGACATTAACCAGTTCCGGCTAGCAGCCGGTATTACTGAACAGCTGGCCGCGCGCTGGTACCCACACATCACCGCAGCCATGAATGAGTTTGGCATTATTAAACCTGATGACCAGGCGATGTTTATTGCGCAGGTCGGGCATGAGTCCGGAGGGTTTACCCGGTTACAGGAAAACTTCAACTACAGCGCGTCAGGACTGTCAGGTTTCATCCGCGCCGGACGTATCACGCCTGACCAGGCCAACGCGTTGGGCCGTAAAACGTATGAGAAATCCCTTCCTCTGGAACGCCAGCGAGCAATCGCCAATCTGGTGTACAGCAAGCGCATGGGAAATAACGGACCGGGCGACGGGTGGAACTACCGCGGACGCGGGCTTATTCAGATCACCGGCCTGAACAACTACCGGGATTGCGGTAACGGCCTGAAGGTTGATCTGGTAGCGCAGCCTGAGCTGCTGGCACAGGATGAATACGCGGCCCGTAGCGCGGCGTGGTTCTTCGCCACCAAAGGATGCATGAAATATACCGGCGGCCTGGTGCGCGTAACGCAGATCATCAATGGCGGGCAGAACGGTATCGACGACCGGCGCGCGCGTTACATCACCGCCAGCAAGGTGCTTTTATGATCTGGGTATTCGTCAAAGCGTACTGGAAACAGTTGATTATCGTGGTGATGCTTGCTGCGCTGGTTATCTGTGGAGTAGTAGCCTGGAATATCCACGGCGACCGGCAGTATGCCGCCGGTTATGCCCAGGCGCAGGCAGACCAGAAACAGGCTGATGATAAAGCCAGAGCACAACGTGATCAGGAGAAAACACAAATTGAACGTGATGCGATATCCCGCATTGAAGCTGCGCGGGCTGATGCTGATTTTGCTGCTGCCTCTTCTGGCCGCTTGCAGTCAGAACTTGACAAGATCAAGCGACTCGCCGAACACTATACCGGATCTTTCCCCGCTGGCACGCCAGCCAGCCAGGTCATCGGTGTGCTCGCCGACATGCTTGAAGAAAGCAACCGAGCTTACGTCGCAACAGCAGAAGAGGCTGAGCGATATAGGGTTGCAGGAGAGTCCTGTGAGCAGCAGTATGACGCACTGAAAAAACGGGGTACTGTTAACCGGTGACGGTATATAAAACGGTATGGTAAAAATCATTTTTCATAAAGTTGTTATCAGTCAATTAGTTATGAGTATCGTAAATAATTGAGTGGGAATGATTTCGCGTCTGGCAACAGCCTGCACGTAAAAGCAGTAAAGTACCTCTAAGCCCGCGTAACTGCGGGCTTTTTTGTTTTTGTGTCTGGCACTTTCTGGCAGCTGTTAGCAACGGGAAGCACGGTTTTTTCAATGGAATTTTTGATGGTACTCTCTGATTTCGAATTCAGGTTTGAAAAAGTACCATGTGATAAATTTCGGTTGAGTTATGGTATTTGTTTTTTATAACTCAATTAAAAACAGAGAGTTAAACGACTTTTCTGAGTTTTTTACAACATGGTATTTTTTGATAAAGGAAAACAATAAACCATGTTGACTGACACCAAGCTGCGTCACCTTAAGCCGAAGGAGAAACTCTATAAAGTTAATGACCGTGATGGTCTGTATGTTGCGGTCACTTCGGCTGGAACTATTTCATTTCGTTATAACTATTCAATAAACGGAAGACAGGAGACCGTTACTTTTGGCCGCTATGGTGTTGGAGGGATCACGCTTGCAGAAGCGCGTGAACGGCTCAATGAAGCCAAAAAAATGGTTGCCAGTGGAAGATCGCCTGCGAGGGAAAAAGCCAGAGATAAAGCGCGTATCAAAGATGCGGAGACTTTTGGTGCGTGGGCTGAGAAATGGTTACGCGGTTATCAAATGGCTGAATCGACGCGTGATATGCGGCGTTCGGTATATCAAAGGGAGTTGAAGTCAAAATTTGCCCAGCAGAAACTTAGTGAGATTACACATGAAGACTTACGTGCATTAACCGATAACATTGTCGAGAGAGGGGCACCGGCGACAGCTGTACACGCCAGAGAGATTGTATTGCAAGTCTATCGCTGGGCTATTGAGCGCGGTCAGAAGGTGGAGAATCCTGCTGATCTGGTACGGCCTGCAAGCATAGCGAAATTTGAGCCTCGAGACAGGGCATTGACGCCAATTGAAATTGGTCTGATGTATCGGTACATGGAACGGGTAGGAACGACGCCATCAATCAGAGCAGCGGTTAAACTTTTGCTGTTAACGATGGTACGTAAAAGTGAGCTTACTAACGCAACCTGGAACGAGATCATAACGGGCTTGGATTCAAAAATCTAATTTATATGGCCATTCAGGCGCGTCACTTCCATTCTCAATGGGTAATGACCACCGAGAACAGACCTCTGTGCCTGATGATTTTCATTGAAGAACCTGAAGTTCATCTCCATGCTCAGGTACAACAAACTTTTATATCCAACATTTGGCAGGTAATTAATCAATCCGCTGAGGTGGCTGGAGAACCGAATCTCGTACCGCAACTTGTTATAACCACGCATTCCTCGCATATCATGGAGGCTGTGGATTTTGAGAAAGTTCGCTATTTCCAGCGCTGCCAGTGTGAGGGTGAAACAGAAGCTGCTGGCATTCGCAATGCGTCAATGGTTCGTAGCCTCCGCGCTTTCCAGCCGAATGTGGAGACAATTGATGGTAAGGTTATCCCACCATCAGAATCGCTAGCCTTCCTTAAACGCTATTTACGTCTAACACACTGTGACCTATTTTTCGCCGATGCTGGCATCCTTGTTGAAGGTGCTGTTGAGAAGTTGTTAATGCCGACCATGATTGAGCGTGCTGCAGAGCGATTACGGACTGTGTATCTCACAGTTTTGGAGGTAGGGGGAGCGTATGCTCACCGTTTCGAGGGTTTGCTTAGCTTCCTTCATATTCCCTATCTTGTTATCACAGACATTGATTCAGTTTCACCTACCGGTTATCCCAAAGCCTGTCGAGCGGATGTTGCTGGAGCAAAAACGTCCAACGCGTCCCTAAAGAAACTTTGTGGGCTGACAACAATTGACCAACTGATCGCATTGACTTGCGCGCAGAAGCAACACAACGATAAGGATCGTTGCATCGCTTTTCAGACAGATGTTTTGGTCGAGGAAAATGATGCCAGCGAGATGTTACGTCCGCGCACGTTGGAAGAAGCAATTGTATATGAGAATTTTGGGCTCCTTCGATCTGGTGCTTTATCTATTGGCATTACTGTCCGAGTGTCTCTCAGCGACGCTTACCAAGATGTTTACGATAGGGTTCGGTCGGATAATTTCAAAAAAACTGATTTTGCTATGGACATCTTGGCTTGCGCTGAGCAATGGATTGTCCCTGGATATATTGCCGAAGGGTTGAAATGGCTTGAGTCGCGCCTATTACCCCCGCTACCAGTTGTGGTGGATACAGAAGCCTCTGTCGCGGCGGGAGAATAGCATGAGGACATGGATAGAAAGCGAAGCGGATATTCAAGTCCGTGCATGCATCGATGGCCATCGTAGTTTTGCAATGATAGCCGGCGCAGGCGCGGGCAAGACTAGTTCACTGGTAGATGCTCTTGGCCGGGTCCGGGATAATGAAGGGAATATCCTTAGAAAGCATGGTCAACGCATTGCTTGTATTACCTTTACCAAGCGTGCGGTTGAGGTCATCAAGAAAAGATTGGGGTTTGATGAGTTGTACCTAGTTTCGACTCTTCATGGATTTCTGTGGGGCTTGATTAGCCATTTCCACGAAAATATTCGTCAAGCGTTATATGAAAGCCGTATTCCAAATCTTATAGACAAGGCTAGGGAAGATGATAACGGTGGTAACAGCAAAAAGGCACTTAAAGCTCGCGCAAAAATAGAACGACTGACAGAACAGCTTGCCCTTCTCGAAGCAGTCAATCATTTTGACTATTCTGACACTAGCTTCAGTGATTACGAAAAAGGACAGATTGGGCATGATGATGTCATAGAAATTGCAACCTACTTGCTTGAAAATAATCAAACACTTAGACGGATCATTGGCCTACGTTTCCCTTACATCTTCGTCGACGAAGCACAGGACACATTTGAGGGAATCGTCTCAGGACTCAATCTCGTCTGTGCGGGTGATGAACTTCCTATGATTGGCTATTTTGGTGACCCCTGGCAGCAGATTTATGACCGAAGTGCCGGTGATTTTGCGCCACCAGACAAAGGTAAAGTCATCAAGAAAGCTGAAAATTTTCGCTGTTCTAAAAGCGTTATCCGACTTCTCAATGCTTATCGTGGGGATGTTGAGCAGTATGCTGCTGGCGAAAATGCTGAATGTGAAGGTAGTGTTGAATTTTTGCTAATTAAAGCAGAAGAGCCAACAGAACCACGCAGGCGCTATTCAGAAGAACAGATTGAGCGGGCGCTAGCTCGTATGGATGCTGCTGTCGAAAACTGGGGTTGGGCAGGTCGCGACGATGTCATGAAGCTCTTCCTGGCACGTCAAATGATCGCGCGACGGCTTGGCTTCGCTGATCTCAATCGCCTCTTCACTGGAGACTATGCCTCATCACGGGCTCAAGATGCTTTTGAGGAAGGGACCCATTTCCTTCTTAAACCATTTCTTTCGACGATTTGCCCTCTCATAACAGCTCAAAGCCAAGGTGACGATCGAAAAATTATTAATCTACTTCGTAGAGATAGTCCTGCTTTCGCGAGCGATGGATTAAATGCGGAAAAGTCACTGAAAGTGATGATTGAGACTTCGAGGTCTTTGGTTGAGCAGTTGCATGCTTTGTGGGATACCGAGACGATTGGAACGATCCTTCACTTTTGCGTCGAGATGCAGATAATCCAGCCCTCAGAAAGGTTGAGTGAGCATCTTGATCGTCCTCCACGTACTGAGCCTTTCAATGAGGAGCTTCACAGTTTCGACAAAGGAGATTGGCTCGCAGACTCATTTTTTAAAATGGCCACAGGGGGAGTCTCCCGCTATTTCGAATATCTTAACAACAATACCGCATATAGCACTCAACATGGAGTGAAGGGCGAGGAATATCCAAAGGTATTGGTCGTTTATGATGATGTCGAAGCAGCATGGAATCAATACAGCTTTAGTAAAACCCTAACTCCTCTCACCGCTGGGGAGCCCTCTGATCGGCAACGCTCTGTAACTCAGAAGCTCGTGTATGTCTCGTTTTCCCGTGCTGAGGAGGATCTACGTATAGTACTTTTCACAGCTAATCCAGAGGGAGCTCAAGCTGAACTAATTGAAAGTAAACTATTGTCGCCTGATCAAATACGAATTATGGCCTGAGGATTGTTATTGCCTTTTGAATGGCTTATGCAGACTTCGACCGGGGTGGGGGCAATCCAAAGCGTAAAATTGATACAAGCGGCTTATTTTTTAATTGCGTTGTCAACTGATAATTGAGGGGATTCTTCTAATCAGCGGAACTGCTTGCTGAAGCCCGCCTCGATTGCACCCCGACCGAGCTGGCCATTTTGTTGCGGTAGATGGCCACGGCCTCGGTAGATGCTGTGAGGTCGGAGGACGCCGATATAGGGCGTATATCTCTCTGATTTGAACGTGGTATTTTTCATGATTCAGCAAGCAATATGGTTGGTAACCTGCTGTTTCCTAGGTTTATTTATTATATAATTTATAATAGAGTGGGAGTGACCCTATTCGCAACAAACAAACGCCCGCGTCGTAACAGTGGGCTTTTGTTTTTGTCGCGCTAACGGTACAGGATTTAAACATTAGGATTCGGGTTTTGGTGCGAATGCCCCAATGTAAACGTAAGGTTCAAGGTTAAACGCCTCTTTTAGCTGACGAGAATCGTACACAGTGACTTGCGGGGAGGCAGATAGCGCCGATGTCACTATGGCTAACCTCCAGTCTGGATTAAGCATCAATCCTACATTGTGTTCGTTACGCGTAAGGAAAAAACGTGGTGTAGTACCGGCGGTACCCTTAACTTCGAGATGCAGCACTGATTCGCCGCGCGTGAAGATAAAGTCATATCCGCAGGGAAGGTGTGTTGTTCGCTGGTAGCTGTAGCCTTGTTCTGTATAATATTCGATAACAGCATCTTCCGCGGCTAACTCCACGACTTTACGATGTTCAGGGGTACCAAATCCCCGAAGTGGATCGGCTTGATCCAGTTCGGGGTCAACAACACTGCATTCATTAGGGTTATGAATTGCGACTGAGGCCAAGCGATTCATTAAACTCTCAAGCCGAGCTTGAACCCTTATTTTATTCTCGGTCTTCGTCACGTCAGGGCCGTCAAGAAACGAGTATTTCCCCTGTTTTACGGATGGATCCGAGAACGGCAGAATTCGCTCCTCGGGCGGGATGAAGTAAGCGGAATTACTGGTTATGCAATATGACCAATCATAAGCAGGATGAGGGAAAATTTGCTGTCGCGGATCGGTGCTATTGGGGCGGGTTATCCACTCACCATGAAGCGTTGCGTTTTCGTACCAACCAACTACGTGTATGCCTGGAGTGGTCGGATTTTTTGCCAAGCATACAACCGTCCATCCTTCTGCGTCGTCGTGATAAGGTGCGTAGTTACCTCCTTGTGGTGGTACATAGCAGTAGTAAGTCCCATCGATATCTGGCATAAAGTTGTAGGCTTCGTGACCTCGCCCTTCATTTTCCGTCCCTCTGTTTTTATTTAGCCAAGCAAAGTTACCAGCAATGTCGCCACCTCGATAATATTTTGACCACCCAAATTTAACCCACAATATCTTGTTCATGTAATGCCGTTCCTTTGGGCTAGTTTTTTTGAATTTTTGCCATCGAGAAAATCGTGGAATGGCGATCGGGCCTAAGTCGCCGACAGAAAATTTCCTCATAAGCCGGGTATTTTAGGTTTGTGGACTTCGGCCGGGGTTAAAAAAGGCTTTGATGACTCCAGAAAGTGAGCCCGGCGATGGTGCCGATGAACACTAACGCCAAGCCATACAGTCCGACCAGGAGGCGGCGCTGCTCGCGGCGAAGGCGTATTTCGCCATTGCTCTGTTCATTGCGTAAGGCATGCAGCCCTGCTTGGTGCTCGGCCCGCTCCAGCTGTCGTTCGTTGCGTTCGTTAAGCAGTGTTTGGGCCTGTTCGGTCAGCACTTCGCGCAATTCCGAGAGCTGCCGATCTAGGTCGCGGAGCTTATCTTCCTGCTGCTGCGCTTGGAGGACCAAGTCGGCATCGAGTCGTTCTATCTGGCGTGTGGCTTCGCTGCTCTGTTCGTTGAATGTAGTGAGCAGACCTTGCTCGACAGTCTGGAGACGTTTTTCCAGGGTTGAGTCGACTACTTGCTGCAACTGCGTGAGGCGCTGTTCTAGGGAACTCGCCTGCTCATCGAGGACTTCTCGGAGCAACTGCTGCTGTTCATCCAGTACGCCTTGCACCTGATGCATGCGATTGTCGAAGTCTGCCAGCAGACTATCCCGGGTTTCCATTACTTCTTTGGCGATGCTGATCAGTATTTCGCCGTGTTCGTCGGTCAGCCCCTGGACTTTCAACAGGTCGGTGACGTATTGGCGCAAGTGTGCTGCTTGGTGCTTGATCTCGGCTTGGTGCTGTTCGAGAAGTATGTTCTGTTGGGCCAGTTCCTCGGCTTTGACATCCAAGGCCTTCTGCTGGTCGGCCAGTTGTCCCTGCTGCTCAGTCAGTTGCTGGGCCTGCAACGAGCTGATCACCATCAATTGGGCGAGAGTTTTGGCAAATTCCGCCTGCACTTCCTGGGCGTCGAGCTGGGCGTTCTTCAGTTCGCCGTGATTGAACAGTCGGCCGAGAAAGCTACGCTGCTCGTGTTCGTCGCGGACCTGCTTGAAATCGTCGAGGCGCTTGAACGTGCTGTGGAACTTCTTGTAAACCTCAGCGATGTCTATCTGGGCGAGCAGGTCTTCGCTGGGAACGGTGCTTGCAAGTTGGGCAATGACCTTGGACATCCCTTATGTTTCCTTCCTGTTCTGCTGAAGCAACAAACCGAGGCGTTCGTTAAACTGTTTCTTGCTATCGATGGCTTGGGATAACGAGGCGATAGTCTCCGCCTGTTCTCCTATGGCGCCTTGCGCGTGCTGCACTGAGGCTTGCGCGGCCTCGGTTGCCTGATCGAAGCGCACGGAGATGCGCTGATTTAGCTGGACCATCATCCGGTAGCGCGCCGAAAGTCGAAATTGCAGCTCTACCTGTTCGATCATGCGCTCGCCCAGTTCGGCGGTGGCTTGCAGGGTATCGATCTGCACGTTGATGAAATCAGTGCCCTTATCCAGCATCCAATCGATAAGCGAGTCGATGGCGTACATAAGCAGAGCGTTGGCGAGGCCGGTCATCAGGCCGGTTAGCACAGGGGTGATCGTTCCGGCGAGCGGTGCGAGCACCGGGATACCTACGATGAAGGTGTTAACCGATTGCTCCAAGAGCATGCCGGCACCCAAGGTGAACAGGCCGGCCAAGCTCTTGCTGACCGCCCGCATAACCTCGGTGCCGGACATTTCCTTGGGTGGCCAGAGCAGTAGCTTGAGGGCCTTGAACAGTTCCTGCATGCCTTCTCGGATGATGGTTACAACCTTGGCCGATGTGGTGATGAGGTTGTTGATTAGGAAGGTCAACAGGTTGCTCACAAGACCTTGAAGGCCGCCCTCGAAGAAAGCATCGAAAGCTGCCTTAAACTTGCTCTGAACGCGCTTCAACACACGCTCAACCGCTGCCACCACGCGGTCGAGCAGGGGCTGCTGATCGTCACGCTGGCTGACCACCTTGTGCACTTCGACGAAGCTGCCGTTGACCACCTCGAATAACAGCACTCCCATTGCCCTGCGCAGGCCGGTCTTGCCGAATTCCTTCGCGCCTGTAATGCCCAGCTCCTTGCCGTGGTATATCAAGCGGTCTTTGGTGTCGGGCTGATGCTGATCGATGGCGGCGCGAGCCTTGTCGATCAGCGGCTTGGTAATGGATTCGTCGTAACCATTTTCGGCAGAGAGTGCGGTCTCTGCGGCGGTATCACTCTTTTCTCGGTTATTTTCAAAGGTGGTGAAATGCAGATTGTCTTTTTCCGAGGCCAACGCCTTGCGTTGCTCCGGAGTAAGCATCCAGGCACCTTTTTTGTGTGCCTGCTTCAGGGGGATGGTGTGATCCAGCTCGGCATTCATCACCAGCTTGCCATTTGACTTGGCGGTTCGCTTGGTCGGTGCCTTTTCATTGGTGTATGTGTCGATGAATGTTTGTGAGTTCATCGTGCCGTCCTTCACCGCATCCTTCATTTTCTGCTTTCTCGCGGCGGAGTAATCGTAGTCGGCTTTACGATCATAGTGCTCGGATGCCTTGGCGTAGATGTCTTGGTTAGCATTGTGCTGGGTGGTGACGTTGCCACCATTAATATCCGAGAACATTGCTGGGGTTAATCCGAAAGGGCCGACCACTTGTTGCAGCGCTTCTTCGCGGCAGCGGTTAAGCAGCTCTTGTAGGCGCTTGTCCTTCAGTGTCTCGCGTTCGGAGCGAGCGCCAACGGGCCTCTGTAATTGGCGCTGGTCAGCATCGACCACGGAACTGAGTAGGGCATCGAGATTGGCGGTGAGCAGCGGATCCACTTGCAGGGTCGGTTGGGAGGTCAT